GAAGCGGTCCTGGTTCCAGCATAAGCCTCGGCACCTTCCTCACTACGACCTTACAAAGAGCAAGCGCCTGGAGGCCATTCGGCTCGGTGCAGTTGAAGTGGAACGTGACACGGTGGTCCGGAGTATACAATATTGGAGGCAAGCCGGTGTAGACTGCTAAGGAGGCAGCCCAGACTGTAAATCTGGTTTCGGAAACGGGCCTAGTGGGTTCGATACCCTCAACCGGCAATAATCGAGTTCAGTTAGGAGATGCAGCATGAAACGATTCCTTTTGTGCCTGATCGCTGTCCTGTGCGTTGCCGCAGGAGTGGCAGGCTGTGCTATTTCGCGGAAGGTGACGCCGGCAGTCGTCGACCCTCGTGCGGTCGACTATGCGGCGGAGGCCGGGGTCATTGACCCGAACGACTATGGCGGCTACGCCAATCTTGAAAAAGCTGTCAAGCTCGAGGCCGCAGTGGCCAACGCCTATGAGCTGAACGACTTCACGCTGCACCAGGCCCTCGATAAGAACACGGTAGACGCGCGGCAGTTGGGGCAGATCACGTCTCGTAACACCAAGATAGCACTGGCTCGTGAGGGCCTCCTCTTCGGAGAGAAGGGCCTCCTCACCCTGGGCCTCGGCATGATCGGGATGGGATCCCTTGGCGGATTTGTAGGACTTCTGAAAAAGCGTAAGGGCGACTTCACTCCTGCGGAGTTGGAAGGAGCGATGGCTCAAGCCGGTATCGAGGTCGGAGTCAAAGAACGACAGTTCTGCCAGTTGGTAAAGGGCGCTCAGCTGTTCTTTGATCAGCATCAGGTCGACGACGGGCAAGGAGGCGTGACGGATGACGCGGCGGGCAAGGAATTGAAGGCCGCGATGGGACATATCATGGACACCGACACTCGGATGGCAGTGAAAGTGGCCAAAACATAGCTTCGCTTCGCCTCAGCATAGCATGCAGTTCTGAGGCTACCAGGCCCTGCGGAACCGAGCCCGCAGGGCTTTTATTCTACATAGATACTCTAATCGCTACAATCGTTAAACAGTATAGATGGTCGAGACGTTGTAGACGGATTAACCGTTATTATCCCTACTATCACGTTGGAAGTGGTACGATCCCTACAGTCCCTACAGTATACGTCCGGCGCGACTCTACCTTGGTGAGTAGAGTCGAGGTAGAGTCGCGCGTAAGTCTAGTAATGGAGTGAGCAGACTCTACGTACTCTACTGACTCTACCTTCAACCCACATTCTCCAGCTGGAGGCCCAGAAGCGGTCAGCGACTCTGGGGCTGGCTCCTGTACCTTATACTCTCTATTTAAGGTAGAGTAGGTAGAGTAGGTAGAGTAACTCATTATCCTGGAGGGACTTATGTGCGACTCTACCTTGACTCTACCTTGAAACCTTGAATAGACAAGGTAGAGTCGCAGGTTATCGGTCGTTGCCAGTCGGATCATCTGCTACCTGGGCTCTGGACCGCCCGACAGCGTCCGCTGTTCCATCACCTCAGACTCCAGCAGTTTGCCACTGGGCCATAGATTGACTATACTAGGAGTATGAATGAGTCGCCAATTACAATCGTAACAACGCCGACGACAAAACTTGAGCCTTTTGACGCCAAGTCCGTTTCGGCCTTGGTCCCGAAGGCTGCTTGGGTCAGCCGGAAGTATGGCACCTTCAAGAAGTGGACTGCGAGGGCCTTCTCCGACGTCCTGAACGAGATCTGTAACACAGGCGTCATGTACCGCGCGTGCCATGCCCACGGCCTCAGCTATCCCCAGTTCTACAAGCTCCGGAAGGAGTATTCGGAGATGGAGGAGTTGGTCGAGATGGCTCACGAATTCTACCGCGAGAAGATCTCCCATGTCATCCATGATCGAGCCGTTGATGGATGGGAGGAGCCGGTCTACTACCAGGGAGAGTGTATAGGCCACGTGCAGAAGTACAGCGACCGCCTCCTGGAGCTCCAGGCCAAACGACACTGTCCCGAGTACCGCGACAAGTCCCAAGTGGACCACAACGTCACCGGTGGCGTCCTCCTCATCCCCACAGCGCCTGTGACGGACCCAGAGGCCTATATGGAAGAGCTCCGTAAGCGTAAGGCTATTCCTTCGAAGGTAGTCCCCGAGTAAGCCAATGTGTTCGATCTTGTTCGCCGTTGCTCGCCGTTGCTCGGCTGGGATACCAGCTGGTACCAAACTGGTACACCACATTTGCAGACAATGCAGCGAGGTACAACACAGCGCCCACCTGGTACACTACGTAACACCTTGAAAACGTCGGTCTACCAGCTGGTACACTCGGAAACCACCTGGTACACGCCGTAACAGAGCAATAAGAGAGATACCAAGATGAGTACAGCCCTTATAGACTGGCGTACGACCGAGGGACAGCTGAAGCCCTACGTTCTTGACGAGCACGGTACGGAGACGGAAGCCACATGGTGTCCTCAACCAGGTAGTCAGGTCCTATTCCTACAGTGTCCAGTTGAGGAGGTCCTATACGAGGGCACGCGCGGACCTGGTAAGACCGACGCTCTCCTGATGGACTTCGCTCAAACTACCGGCCAAGGCTTCGGCGCTGAGTGGCGCGGCATCCTATTCCGCCAGACATTCCCGCAGCTGTCCGACGTCATAGTCAAGTCAAACAAATGGTTCCCTCTCATCTTCCCTGGGATCAAATACAACGCCTCGGCTCATATATGGACCTGGCCCACTGGCGAGACTCTTACGTTCTCCTATGGCATGAGGGAGAGTGACTACTGGAACTATCACGGTAAGGAGTGGCCGTGGCTGTGCTTCGAGGAACTTACCACCTGGGCCGATCCTAAGTTCTTCCTCAAGATGTTCTCCTGCTGCCGAGCGTCAAGGCCGGGGATGCCGCGAAAGATACGTGCGAGCACCAACCCATACGGACCGGGACACAACTGGGTCAAGATGCGGTATGACTTGCCTGTACCACCTGGCGAGATACTCGGCTCCCTGATAGAGGAGAGGGGCGACGAAGGGGAGATCATCCCAGCGCGTATGGCTATACATGGCTGCCTTGATGAGAACCAGATCCTACTTACCGCCGACCCGAACTACAAGGGTAAGATCACTGCCTCCGCCAGGGGCAACAAGGCTCAACTGGCTGCCTGGCTACAAGGTAGTTGGGACATCGTCGCAGGTGGGATGTTTGATGACCTGTGGGATGCCACTCGCCATGTTGTCCCACCCTTCGATATCCCTAGCAGCTGGCGGATAGACCGGTCCTTCGACTGGGGTTCCTCAGCGCCGTTCGCCGTGGGGTGGTGGGCCGAGAGCGATGGCTCCGACCTACGGCTCGCCGATGGTCGTATATGCTCCACCGTCAAGGGCGATCTATTCCGGATCGGTGAGTGGTACGGCTGGAACGGTGAGCCGAACGAGGGTGTCCGTATGATTGACAAGGACATCGCTAAGGGTATAATTGAGCGTGAACTGGCCTTGGGTATCTACGACCGTTGTAAGGCTGGTCCAGCCGACGGAAGTATCTTCAACGACGAGAACGGCGTATGTATTGCATCAAACATGATGGCTCCTATGTTCGTGGAGGGAGAGAAGCGGAGAATTCGCTTCGTCAGGGCGGACAAACGTCCCGGCACCCGAAAGGCCGGTTGGGAGCTGATGCGACAACGACTCCTCGCTGCGAATCCCGGCGAGGCTGGCCCACGCGAATTTCCTGGGCTCTTCATATTCAGCACATGCCGGCAGTTCATTCGTACTGTGCCAGTGCTACCACGAGATCTCGACAAAGACCCCGACGATGTGGATACCTCAACCGAGGACCACATTGCCGACGAAGCCAGATATCGCGTCATGTTCTCAGGCTGGCGGCCGAAATCGTCCCGAGCCAGAGGCGTCCCATCATAAGGAGAGCACATGAGTATCTCTACTACCCATCCACTCTACGCTGAATACCTGGCCGACTGGATACAGATGTCGGACTCCTACGCTGGTGAGCGTAGGGTCAAGGAGAAGCATCTACTCTACCTGCCTGCCACACCTGGCCAGATCGAGGACGGCCTCAGGGCAGGGCAAGATGGGGAGACCCACTACAAGGGATACAAGACACGGGCCAGGTTCCCCAGCTTTGTATCGCAGGCCGTAGAGGCGCTGCTAGGTATCATGCATGCCAAGCCAGCCACCATCGAGCTACCTGCCCAGATGGAAGCCCTCCGCGAGAATGCGACTGTGAAGGGCGAATCGCTACAGATGCTCCTTCGTAGGATCAATGAACACCAACTGGTAACTGGTCGCCTTGGCCTATTGGCTGACGTAGCTAACGACAGCACCATTGGGACCATGCCGTATATCGCTATCTATAAGGCCCAGGACATTATCAACTGGGACGACGGGAAGCGTGAGGAGCTCGTATACCAGGTGCTCAATATGGTGGTCCTGGATGAGAGTGAGTTTGAACGGGTCAACAACTTCGACTGGAAGCAGGTCAAGAAGTATCGGCTCCTGGTCCTTGGTGAGTTGCAAGAGAACGCGGCTGAGGGCACGTACCAGATGGGTGTCTACAGGGAAGACGGCACCATGGAATTCGACGAGAACGCCATGATCGTACCGTCTATCGGTGGTACGACCCTGTCTAAGCTCCCGTTCGTGGTCATCAACAGCAAGGATATCGTCGCCGATCCGGACGACCCTCCTCTCCTGGGCTTGTCCCAACTGGCAATGACCGTCTACCGAGGCGAGGCTGACTACAGACAGGCGATCTTCATGCAAGGCCAAGACACCCTGGTCCTGATGGGTGGAGATGGTGATAATCCCCGCATTGGTGCCGGCGCTGTGGTGAATCTGCCTATCAATGGCGACGCCAAGTATGTTGGTGTCCAGAGCAAGGGCCTACCAGAGATGCGTAAGTCCTTGGAGAACGACCGAGCTGAGGCCGCTGAAATAGGCGGCAAGCTGCTAGACTCACGCGGAGGGGAAGCTGAATCAGGAGACGCGCTGCGAATTCGAGTAAGCGCTCGCACTGCATCTCTCAACCAGATCGCCCAGTCCGGGGCCGAAGGGCTCCAGAGCATACTGCGGACAATCGCTACCTGGATTGGTGCCAACCCTGAGGAGGTCATAGTTGAGGCCAATAGGGACTTCGCTGATGACCAACTTGACGGGCAGACCTTGGTACAGTACATGACGGCTAAGAGCCTTGGTGCTCCCCTGTCCAAGCGCTCTATTCATCGCATCCTTCAGGAGAAGGACTTGACCGAGATGGAATTTGAGGCTGAAATGATCGAGATCGAAGGAGAAGCACCGGAACCAGGTGAAGGAACTGGAGTTGAAAATGAACCGGGGAACGAGGATGACTAGTGAAGGCGTCCAAGGAGATAGCTCTCCTACGGAACGACCTTGCCGATCTACTTGATGGGAGTTCATCTAGTGCCCTAACAGTGAAACGGGGCTTTGTTTACCAGCCGGCAAGTGCAGCGTCGGGCCTGACAGTGAGCTATGAACTACGAAGACCAGACCATACAATCTACGAATCCGGCACTGCCGAGGAGGTAGATTTGACTGGAAGATACGTCAAGATCTGGACGTTGACGACACCAGATACATGGTACGTACTAATTAATGATTCCGCAGGTGGTAAGGCCTGCAAGATGTTCTAGGAGGAAGACATGGCGAAGACATTTGAAGTTCTCTATCAGGCTCCGAATGCAGCTCCCGGCGCCACAGTGCAAGTCGATGTGTACAAGGCAGACAAGTCACTGGACGTCGCACAGTCCGGCGCTGCTACGCCGATCGGTACCACCGGCCGATACTACAAGACCTTCAACGCCGACGCTCCTGGTTGGTTTGCAGAGATCTCTGACGACCAAGGCGGCAAGGCCGTGAAGCACTTTGGTAAGCCGGAGTGGGGTTCGCACGGAATCTTCGACCTGGTTGGAGATGTCCAGACAGCAGTCGACGCAGTTCAGGCAGCAGTCGACGCCATCAACACGGCGGTCGGAGTATCGGATGGGAAGATTGACAGCCTGGCGGTCGACGTCACTACCGCCCTCGCTGCACTCTCTGCTTTGGATGTGAAGATCGACGGCCTCGGCAACCCTCCGATGATTGGGTAAAATAGCTTCAGGCACTTTGGAACCTCTGAGAAAGGTAAAAAGCTATGAAGCATTCAGTAGAAGTAGCGAAGCTCAGACGAGAGCTTCCTGACATCCTAGACCCAGCCCCAAGTGCTGTCGGGCTGGAGTATGTAGAGCGGATATCCTCAGCCTTTGACTACGAGGCCGCTGCTTTCACCAAGGACGACGCCTGGCATGATCTGGACCTGTCGTCCATTGTCACGGACACCGACGCGGTGCTCGTGTGTATCAAGATGCTGTGGGCGGCAACAGCTGCCGGCAAGTTCTTCGGCCTCCGAAAGGACGGAGTGACGTATACGTACGATTACTATGGTCTCGTCACCCAGGCGGCAAGTATTCAGAA